GGACTTAGTTTAGTAGAATCTTGGATAGTAGAAGATAAGGTACACGATAAAAGTGTAAAATATGGTATGGATTTACCGCTTGGTACTTGGGTAGGTGCTGTAAAAGTCAATAACGAACAAATATGGCAAGAGTTTGTAAAAACAGGAAAAGTAAAAGGTTTTAGTATTGAGGGTTACTTCGCTGATAAAATGGAAAGACCTAAAGAGGCGATTAAAGATTTTAGTAGTGATAAATTACTACAAGACTTAGACCAACAAGAAGCAGAGTATTTATTAGGTCAAGTAAAGGCTATTATTAAAAACGATAAAAGATATAGTAGTGGTAAAAAGACAACTTTAGAAAGTTACTCTGATTATCCAGATGCAGTTAAGAACAATGCTAAAAGAGGCATAGACCTAAACAAAAAAGTAAACAATAAGTGTGCTACAGAAGTAGGTAAGATAAGAGCTCAACAATTAGCACAAGGTAAAGCGATAAGTGAAGAAACAATAAAGCGTATGTACTCTTATTTGTCAAGAGCTGAGGAGTATTATGACGAAAACGATAAAGAAGCTTGTGGTACTATATCTTATTTATTGTGGGGTGGTTTAGCTGGTAAAAGATATGCTGCTAAAAAACTAAAAGAGTTTGGAGAATTAAGTTTAGCATCTATGGTAATCAATGAAGATTTTGCAATAATAGATGATAGACTTGCGTATGCAACACAAGAGAAAGCTGAAGAAATGGCTAAGAATATTGGTTGTAAAGGTTTTCATACACACGAGTTTGAGGGTAAGACTTGGTATATGCCTTGTGAAACTCATATAAAGGACGAAATGTATGGTAAATGTCCTAAGGGTTTTAAAAAGAAAAATGGTAAATGTGTAAGAATGGCTGAGGTAGGAGAAAGAGGTGGCATTAAAAAAAGTCCTAAAGCACCAAAGAGCGATACACCAAACCCAAACCCTAAAGGCAAAGGAACAGCTAAAGGCGATGCCTCAACAAGTAGAGGTGCAAAAGTATCTAAGGCAGATGAGGCTACACTAAAAAAAAAGTCTGATGATTTTAACGAAAGATATAAAGAGAAATTAGGATATGGTGTTAATGTAGGAATGCTGAAAACAGTATTTCAAAGAGGCTTAGGTGCTTTTAATGTTTCACGAAGTCCAAGAGTTAGATCGGCTTCACAATGGGCATTTGCTAGAGTAAACGCTTTTTTGTATTTAGTAAAGAATGGTAGACCACAAAATGCAAAGTACAAAGGCGATAACGACCTTTTGCCTAAAGGACACCCAAAGAGTGACAAAAAATAAAAATCAAACAAAATGACAAATAGAGAAAAAGCACTAAAATTAATTAACGAGTATTTAGCAAAGCAAGAGCCACAGAAAGTAGAGTTAGCACTTACAGACGATTTAAAAAAACTTAACACCACCTATTACAGAAATACAGATACAGCTAATAGCATATTAAAAGGATTGTTAAGTGAAGCAAGAAAAGTAGAAGCTAAAATAGATGAAGCTATTAAAAGTGCTAACAAAATGGATAGCCTTACAGCAAAAGTAGAAAAAACTGCAAACGATTTAGGTGTAAACCCAAATAACATAAAAGAGCTGCAAGATGCAAAAAGAGCTATAAAAGATGCCTCTGAATATAAGCAAATTTTATCTACAATTAAAAAGTTTATTTCATCTATTTAAAAATGAGTAAGGTAGCGATACAATGAGAAAGCTAATTAAGAAATTTATAACACCAAGTAAAACAAGTCCTAAGGGAAGTCGTAGAGGTTGCTTATGTGAGGATAATACTTACAAGATAGAGTGTTGTGATGGTAGCCTTAGAGCACAAGGTATAGGAAAAGTATAAATAAAAATGCAAAATTAATTTTTAACACTTATATATTAATATGAATACAAATGATATGATTAGTAAAATCAAAGATGTTCTAAACTTATCCGAAGAAGTTAAGTTAGAACGACAGACGTTAGAAAACGGAACTGTTCTTGAGGCAGAAGCGTTTGAAACTGGTAAAGAAATCTTTATCGTAACAGAAGATGAAAAGGTAGCTGTACCAGTAGGTAAATACGAAATGGAAGATGGTCGTATGTTAGTAGTAGCAGAAGAGGGAATTATTGCTGAAATTAAAGCAGAAGAAGAAGAAAAAGAAGAGGTTGAGGCAAAAGAAGAAAAAGAAGAAATGTACGCTACTAAAAGAGAATTAGCTGAGGTCAAAGAAATGATTGAAGAGATCAAAGCTATGTTAGAGCCAAAGGAAGAAATGAGTGCTGATGATTTAGGAAATCTTATGACTGAGGAACTAGCTAAACAAGAAAAGTTAAGCGAAGTGCCAGAGGAAGTACAAGAGGAACTAAGCAAACCAGCAGCTGAGCCTATTAAGGCTAACCCTGAGGCTGAAACAAAAAATACTGGAGGTTATAGATTTGCAAACAAAAGAGCAAAAACTACAGCTGATAGAGTAATGGATAGAATATTAAAAATTAACAACTAAAAATAAAATAAAATGAGTGTAACAATTACAAGTTCGTATGCTGGAGAATTTGCTGGAAAATATATAGCTGCAAGTTTATTAGCTGCGAAAACAATCGATGATGGTGCTATCACAGTATTACCAAACATCAAATATAAAGCTGCTATGAAAGTAGGTGCTTTTTCAAACTTAATTAAAGGAGCAAGTTGCGATTTTGACACAGCTACTTCAAGTTTGGCTTTAACTGAAAAAGTTTTAACTCCAAAAGAGTTACAAGTAAACTTAGACATTTGTAAGAAAGATTTACATAGTGACTGGGAAGCTGCTCAAATGGGATATTCTGCTTTTGATAATTTACCTCCACTATTTAGTGATTTCGTAATTTCAAGAGTTGCTGCTGAGGTTGCTTCTGCTACTGAAACTTCAATTTGGGATGGTGCTTCTGGTGCTGATGATTTTGATGGACTTAGAGCTTTAGCTTTAGCTGATGGAACTGTAAATGATGTAACAGGTACTGCTTCAACATCTGCTAACGTTGTTGCTGAGCTAGGAAAAATAGTTGATGCTATTCCAAGTGGAGTATATGGTGCTGATGATTTATTTATTTATGTATCACAAAATATGTTCAAAAACTATGTAAGAGCTTTAGGTGGATTTGCTGCTACAAATAGTGGTGTAGATGCTAAATCACACACTTTTTATAATGGAGGTGAGCTATCTTTTGATGGTGTTAAATTATATCCAACAAGTGGATTAAGAAACAACTGTGCAATCGCTGCAAGACAATCTAACTTATTCTTTGGAACTGGTCTTTTAGATGACAGAAACGAAGTAAGAGTTATAGATATGGCTGAAAACGATGGTAGCCAAAATGTAAGAGTAGTTATGCGATATACTGCAGGTGTACAAATCGGAGTAGGTGCTGACGTAGTTCTTTACGATTAATAAAAACAATTAACTAACATAAAGAGGGTGGGCAAAACTGCCTACCCTTT